ATATGGTGACGAAGAAAAAGATGCATGGCGTCTACAGTACACACGTAGTTTTTAATACGTATAAATAAGTATATGGGTTCGGTGGGGCCCATTCAAAAAACCACCACCACACTTACACACTACACAGGAGAAAATTATGTCCATGTCACCATTTGAAATCCGTCTTGAACTTTTAAAGATGGCAAAAGATATGCTTACAGATGACTACTTTGGTCAACGTGAGATGATATCAAATAACTGGCAAACCGAAATCGAAAATTCTCGATTAAAAGGTGAAACACCACCTAAACATCCAGGTTTCCCAGACTTTCCAAGCGAATCAAAAATTATTGAGAAAGCAGCAGCCCTCAATGGATTCGTTTCACAAACCACTCCAGCACCTGAAGTAAAAATTACAAGAAAATCTAATTCGTAATTGGAGATGACGGCTTCGGCCGTTCTTAACAAGGAGACAAGATGTTAAGAAATTTACTATTATTAATAGTATCTATGTTAGTCTATACGACAACTGTATCAACAGAATTCGTTAATACAGTTTCAAAGAAACAAGTATCACAAGAATATAACAAACAAGTAGAATGTCTTGCTAAAAACATTTATTGGGAATCAGCATCAGAATCTTATGAAGGTAAACTTGCCGTAGCACAGGTTACAATGAATCGTGTAAACTCTGGAAAGTTTCCATCTGATATATGTTCAGTTGTTTACCAAAAAACAGTTAAACGTGATTCAAAGACTGTATGCCAATTTTCATGGACTTGTATATTCGATGGCACGAAATCAAAAGACAAGTATGAATGGGAACAGTCCCAAATGATTGCTAAAAGAGCCTTGACAGAACCATTCCTACATGATATAATAGCACAGACGAACGCATTATATTACCATGCAGTTTATGTAACACCTGGATGGCCAAAGGCCAGAGTTGTTAAGAAAATAGGTAACCACATTTTTTATAGTACGATTTAATATGCCAACCCGTGATGAGATAAAAGACTTTAGTATATTGGTAGAAAAAATAGCATTAGATGAAGGCATAGGCCTCATGGACGCTATTTGCTATCATTGTGAAAATACAGGATTAGAAATTGAAGTGGCTGCTACTTTGATATCTTCAGCACTTAAAGCGAAGATAAAAGAAGAGGCACAAGATAATAATATGTTAAAGAAAAGTTCCAAACTACCCATATGAACGACAACACAGGCTTCGCAGCCTATGCTTTGTGGAATAGTTTAAAGCTGCATTTTACATCTGATTCTTATGATTATATTAAATATAATGGCAAGACCAATGTATCCAAACAATCATTCACCACACGTAAAGACAAATACCAATTCTATAAATTGTCCCGCAAATACAATTTGGAAGAATTAAAAAACTTCTATATTGCCAATTTTGTTGCCGGTAATGCCGAATGGGTTGGTAATCTCCTACAGGACGGTGAGGAGATTTATAAAAAGTGGCAAAAAACTCAACAGAGCTTGACTTATACCTTTGAAAATGATACAATATACTTGTTCGATACAATAGCTGGTGACTATGATGATATTCTAAAACCAGTTAATGGTGATTGGCCAATGATTGTTACTAGCTTAATGAAGAAAAAAGTCACTTTAGAATCGGTTTGTATATTGGTTGAATTAGTTGGTTGTATGTCAAAGTGGGAAAAACAGATTACAGAAGATATACTCTGGCCACCAATACACAGGATGATTAAGAAATACACACCGTTTATTGAATATGACAAAAATAAATTTATGAAATTGTTGAAAGAGAAGATTAAAAATTATGATACGGCCTAAAATTAGTTCTATCTTTTTGGATATGGATGGTGTTATTGCTGACTTCGAAAAGAGATACTCTGAAATATTCGATATATCACCAAAGTTAACTCGTAATGAAAAAGAATTCAAAGGTTATTTTGACAAATTTATTGCCAATAATGAATTTATAAATTTAGATTTAATGCCTGGAGCAATGGAAGGTATAGACTTCTTACGCAAGGCACCTGTACTTACACAAATACTATCATCTACTTCCGATGAAAAAAATTATGATGCCATATCAAAACAAAAGTTGATATGGTTAGAGAAACATGGAATAACATTCCATCCCCTATTTGTACCTGGAAAAAGACACAAGTACAAATATGCCGCCACAGACAGGATTATTATTGATGATACCAAAAGTGTTATCACTGATTGGATTAAGGCAGGCGGCATCGGTATACTTCACAAAGATTGGCCAACAACCTTGGCTATTTTGCGATTATACGTATAAAAATGCCTAAATACTACTATATGATGACTAATTTGAAAATAATCCGTTTATACTCCGTTATACTAAGAAAGGAAACACTATGAGTTTCGCAAACCTCAAACGCCAATCTGGCAACCTCGACAAATTATCTAAAGCAATCGAGGCACTCTCCCAATCATCCGAAGGTGGTTCTGATAAATCAGACAATTACTGGCGTCCAGAAGTGGACAAAGCTGGTAACGGTATGGCTGTTATCCGATTCCTACCTGCCTCTGAAAAAGATGGCGAAGATGGTCTTCCTTGGGTCAAAGTCTTCTCTCATGGATTTCAAGGTCCAGGTGGTTGGCTAATCGACAACTGTTTGACAACCAAGAATCAACAATGTCCTGTGTGTGAACACAATTCATCATTGTGGAATTCTGGCATTGAAGCAAACAAAGATGTTGTCCGTAAACAAAAACGTAAGTTGAATTATATCGCTAACGTTTATATCGTTTCGGATCCTAAGCACCCTGAAAATGAAGGACAAATTAAATTGTTCCGTTTCGGTAAGAAAATCTTTGATAAGATTACTGAAGCAATGAATCCTGCTTTTGAAGATGAACAAGCAATCAATCCATTTGATATGTGGAAAGGTGCTAACTTCAAATTGAAGATTCGTAAAGTTGAAGGCTATCAGAACTATGACAAGTCTGAATTTGATTCTCCATCAGCATTGTCGAAAGATGATGATGAGTTGGAAAAGATTTGGAAGAACGAACACTCACTACAAGAACTGGTGGGTGATAAAGAGTTCAAGTCATATGATGAACTGAAGAAACGCCTTGACAAGGTTCTCGGTTTGAATGGTGAAGCACCAAAGACAACTGTAGAACAAGTGAAAGCAAAAGAGTTTGCTGCTCCAACTAAGGCCAAAGAGCCTGAATTGGTAACAACAGATGATGATGACTTAGCTTACTTCTCTAAACTAGCTGAAGAAGAATAAAAGTCTTTAACTTTTCCTGAAGGCTTTTGACCCCGCTTCGGCGGGGTTTTTTATTGGTTAAACAACTCTCGTTGAATTCAATATCATTCGTTGGAATGTAGGTTCATCATTTCTAACTCCAGGTATTGGTAGATTAGAACTCCCACCTCGTTGTTGAGTCTTTTGTATGTTTGTTACTGTAGTGCCTCTATCGGATGGTTGTTGAGGTAACTTCATTTCCAAATTTTCAGAGTTTACTGCATTAAACTTTTGACCTGTACTCGTTTCTCCACCAGACATAGGTGCGGCCATTGGTGCTGAAGGTGCTGGTGATGGCGATTCGCCACTAGAAGCAGGCGGCTCAGTAGTCGCTGGTGGTGCCGCTGTTGATGCATTCGGAACAGGAGTAATTGTTTTCTTTGTACCATCTTCATTGTAATATGGACCAAAATTTTTATCCCAAAATTCTAATTTATTTTTTCTAGCCGAACCTTTACCTGCATATACTTCTCTAGGTGTAACTTTATCTGCCATTCCTTCGCCAGCAGGACGCTGTGGTGGAATTTCATATACTTTTTCATCTTTTGCTATAGCTTCAACTTTGGATTTACCACCCATGGCCAATAAAGCTTTTTCTTTTTCTGGACCTTCAGGCATAGCAAGAACAGCTTGAGCATTTATTTTACCATTCTTAATAATATCTTCTAATTTTTCACGGCCACCTACAGCTTCAATTTCTCTATCATTTCCACTCTGTAACATTGCTTGCGCTTCATCAGGACTCAAAGCTTTCATGTTTGGAGTATTTTTAGCTAATTCATCTAGGCCAAATTTTAAAAGGGCGGCCAAAGATGTGGCAGCCAATATGGCTATACCAACAGGATTAAACATGAAAAATCTACCAACTGTAAGTAGTATACCAGCAACACTTTTTAAATCCGATAATACACCAAGCATATCACCAAGTAAACCTGAATTATCATTTTCTTCTTTTACTCTCGTAGCAGTTGATGCACGGCCTACACCACCCAATCCTTTTATGGTTTTTAAAAATTCATCATTCTGTTTCTTTTTTTCTATGTCATTTTCTTCTTTGAATTGATTTTGTTTTTCTATTGTATTAAGTTTATCTTCATATGAATTTTTCAACAGATTGTGTATAGCCATTAATGAAGCCATCACCCTGTCTTCAGATTTTATTATTGGTATCTTTGTTGCCTTTGAAGTATCT